AGGTGCTGCAAGTTTTGCTTCGATAATACGACAAAGGCGAGCGACTTGTTTCGGATCAGATCCACAGGGAGCATTTTCTAAACATCTGAGCATTAGTAAGTCATCACTAATGGGTTGTTTAATCGTAAACCCCCACTTGTCTACCTTCTCGTTTACTGGTGCCTCTACATTAACGGACATCATGCCCCCCAAACATTGCTCTCATACCATTCAGAACCTTGGCAGTGAAAGCACCAAGACGGCGCGACTCAAAACGTGCAAACAACGCACTGCTGATGACAGGAGCGGGTACACCAAGATCCACAGCAGCGTGGACAGTCCAACGACCCTCACCAGAGTCTGATACTCCCCCATTAAACTTGCTAAGCTCTCTATCGCTGCGTAATACATTAGCGGTAAGGTCAAGTAACCAACTACTAACAACGCTACCCCGACGCCAACACTCAGCAACCTTAGCAACGTTAATGTCATAGCAATAATCTTCTGGACAATCCATCGGGGCGACTTCTGCATCTCCTGCTTTGACATACTTAGCACCTGCATTTGCTTCATGGAGAATGTTGAATCCCTCTGCATATGCTTGCATGATTCCATATTCAATTCCATTGTGTACCATTTTTACAAAGTGACCTGCACCAGCCTCTCCACAATACATCCATCCGTATTCTTCTGGATACATAACATATCCACCATCACCTGACTGACGTGGGGCGGCATCGATGCCTGGGGCGAGTGCATCAAAGATTGGACGACAGCTATCGACTGCATGACTTCCGCCACCAACCATAAGACAGTATCCACGGTCAAGGCCATAAACACCACCACTAGTGCCACAATCAAGATACGCGATGCCCAGTTTTGCAAGACGCTCTGCCCGTCTCCGACTGTCCTTAAAATTGCTATTGCCATGATCGATAATAATATCTCCTTCACTACAATGTCGTAGTAACTCATTGATAGTATCCTCCACATTTTCTGCTGGCACAACCATCATGAAGATACCTGGTTGAGGAAATCTTACAGTCTCACCAGATTTTTCTCCATACAATTCTTTTGTTTTAACTACATAAGCAAGATTTTCAATAGAGGTTGTGACTCCAGTAAAGTATCCTTTTTCATACTGCTCTTCAGCCTTTGTGTAATTATTTCGATACCCATGGACTATATGTCCTGCAGCAATCAAGCGGCGAGACATACCCTCACCCATACGACCAAGACCAATCATTCCAACTTTCATGATATCTAATTAATTAACGTGAACAATACCAGTCATACCTGCGCCCTGGTGAGGACCGCAGAAGAAGTTATAGTCTCCTACGTCAGCAAATACAACATCTTGTGATTCTCCAGGAGCAAACAGTAATGCTTCTCTCGAAAGATCTGGACGTGCCTCAACAATAATATTATGAGGAGGTAGTGATTCATTAATAAAATGAACCGTATCACCTGCAGAGATTGTAATCTCATTCGGTGAGAATGCTAGGTTGCCATTAGCACCCATTGATACATCTACTGCCCATACAGGAGCAGCAAAAAATAGCGTAATTAGAAACGCAAATAAAATTTTCATAATTTTCCTACAAATTGATTTTTAACCATGGTAACAGTGGTGGGATTACTCCAATGAGTCGAAGTAAACCCTCAGCAAAAAGTGCGAGAACAACCCAACCAACACACATACTAATAATTCCAGCGTTACGATTATGCTTTCGTATTGCATCGTCAATCATCTCCTGACATTCTTCTTTAGTAATACCGTTAGGAATCCCCATGTTGCTTTGCATCCTCCCAGTCTTTCTGGAAGCGGTCAAGACCATCGCGAGTCAACACATGGTCATACATTGCCCAGAATACTTTCGGGGGCAGTGTAGTGACATCAGCGCCATAAGCATAGCACCTAGCGACATGGTGGACATCACGAAGAGATGCTGCCAGAATTCTAGTGGACATTCCTTGTGTCCTATACGCAATTGAAATTGCTCGCACAAGCTCTACACCACTAAAAGAATTATCATTACAGCGTCCCACAAAAGGAGAAACATAAGTTGCTCCTGCTTTCGCTGCAAGTAATGCCTGCGCGACGGAGAATATTAATGTCACATTTGTCTTAACACCCTTATGATATAAGGCTTTACAAGCAATCAATCCCTCAACTGTGCAAGGGAGTTTAATAGTTATTGCTTCTCCTAGAGCAATAAATTCTTCAGCCTGCTCAATCATTTCGTCTGCAGTATCTGCCACTACTTCAGTAGAGATACTCTCAAATTGAGGGTAGTATGCAATCAAGTCTTCAGCAACATCAGAAAGAGACCTACCACTCCTAAGAATCAACGTTGGATTGGTAGTAACCCCATCAATCAAACCAGTCCTAGCCGCATGAGCGATTTCAGACATGTCAGCAGTGTCGAGAAAAATTTTCATAGTGAATTAATATACAACTTTATTTAACTTGGTAACTTTTTTATAACAGAAATGTATCCAGGAATCAACACAATACATTGAATACACAAACGTTTCTTATGTTGCCTGGTGATGTGGGGACTAGAGCATGATAATATTTTCCATCAAAACATATAATTTTTCCCTTCTTTGGTATTGATTCATATTTAATTTTAAAATCAGAAGTATCTACATCATACTTTGGTTCTCTACCTTCTGAATATTCTTCATCAAATATAATTGTATTACCATCAGCATCATCCAAATATAAAAGGATAACATAATGCTTTCCAAAATAATCTATATGTGGGTCTGTATGCTTATAACCTGGCACATGATATGTCAAGTTAAGACAACCTCTAACAGGGGCACCATATGGCAATTGGTTTTTATCAAGAAAATTATAAACAATTTCCCAAAAAAATTCAAACCATGGAGAGCAAGGACCAGATTCTCTTTCCATTAAGATGTGAGAAAACTGGGGAAACTTATTACTTGTAGACCATGGACACCAATAATAAGGCACATCTCCTCGATAGTCTACAGGTCCACCCGCAAATAACGTATCATAAAATATAAGTTTATCTGGGGCAATCATGTCTTCAACAATTATTTCAGACATAAAAAAGGAGGTCTTTGACCCCCTTAGTATACAATAAAAAACCACCCCCGTCAAGGAGTGGTGGTCGGTCTAGGAGGTGGTCTGAATGGACAGTCTGGACATCCAGCACCACAACATCCTCTACTCATGAGTCCTGAAATAGTTTTCAATTGCTTCAATGCGTTCTTCATTGTGTGCAATGATATCAAGTTGGTCTTGAATAGCGGCGAGCACATCAGGATGCTCACCAATACCTACAGGATTGTGTAGGTATACTTCTACATTTGCTTTTGCTTTTTTGATACTACCTTCAGCCTCGGCACGAAGGGCATCAAGAATATTGTTTCTGAGATCGCAAGACATAATAATTTTTTGTAATTTGGATTATTTATTGTATAAGTCTTCCAGTTTTTCTCTGGATAGATCTACATACATCAACTCCTCACCTGCCTGTGGTGCTTCAGGATGACGTGGTTTAGGTCTATTCATTTCTACTTTAATAGATTGAATGTTAGCCCACATCATAGCAAATGCACCACCAGCAATGAGAGCGAAGCATATAAAGTATAGCGTGACTTCAAAACTATTCATCATGCTTCCTGTAGTGATTGAACTGTGTTGTGAAGTTCTCCAATGTCTAGGAGACCTTCAGCACTAAACCAAGGCGCATTCGCCCAACTGAATCCTTCACCCATGGTGCTATCAGGTGCTGTGATATACCAATGACATGCTGTGTCTGGCACATCAACCGCACACTTAGACCAATCATCACTCCACTGTGGGACTTGTACCCACATCAGAGCAGCAAACATAATACTGAATAGTGATTTAATCATTTATAAGTCTCCGTTTTATGAGATGGTCTATTGAGAAGTTACCAGGACCACTGAGGACGATACATGCTGCACCTCCCCAGTAAAGAACTAAGAGTTCTAACAAGTAAATGTTAAATCCAGATGTAACTAGAGCATGATAAATTGCGAATGATATTGTACCTAAGATTGCCAAGGCACCCAGACGAGTGCCGAGTCCACAGATAACCATCCAACTCCCCACAATCTCAGCAAATGCTGCGAAGTATGAGGAGACGATTGGGAATGGAAGATGCAATGGTCTTACAAATGCATCCGCAAAGTTCTCAATGTTCTCTAGTTTCTCATATCCATGATGGATAAGCATAGTGCCTAACGCTATACGAAGTAATAAGAATCCTAGAGATTGAATCACAATGCGTTACCTCTAGGTAGAACTTCCTCAGGGAATACGAATGACTCATGAGGTTGGTCAACTGGTGCTAACCATGCACGGAGTCCTTCATTCAATAGGATGTTCTTGGTATAGAAAGTTTCAAACTCTGGATCTTCTGCTGCACGAATCTCTTGAGATACAAAGTCGTAAGCACGTAGATTAAGAGCGAGTCCAATAATACCGATAGAACTTGTCCAGAGACCCATGACGGGAACGAAGAGCATAAAGAAATGCAACCAACGCTTATTACTAAAAGCAATACCGAAGATCTGTGACCAGAAACGGTTCGCAGTAACCATCGAGTAAGTCTCCTCCTCTTGCGTAGAGTCAAAAGCCTTAAAGG